TAAATCATCTATACTTAGATTATCTAAATTACCTGTCATAATCATCTTCTGATCTACATATAATCCACCAGCTTTTCCACGTGCAACTTCTGCATTAATGGCTGCAGACCACGCTCCCTTCGCTGTCGCTTCATCTCTTAGTTTAGCCAGCTCACCTAAATGTCTTTCAAAGGTAATACCATGCTTCTCTTGAACTTCAGCTCTAAGCTCACCAATGTATTTAACTACTAATGGAGATATCTTTGGGTTCCTCAACTCACTAGCTGCTTGTCTAGGTCTAGTCTTGTAACCTGCTTGTAATGCACATTCCGCTGGAGACATACGTCCCTCATTGTAAATAAGCAATTCTGCAAATTTCATTTGTCTTTCAGTTAATTGTCTTGGAACTCCCATAAGATTTGACTTATACCGTAAGCTAGCGTACAAGTCAAATGTGAGATATATCATAATATTAATACTATTGTCTGGCTGTGCTAAGGACTATGATCTTAATCCTTTCACCACAGTTATGAGACAAATTTATAAGGCACAGTACGATGAATCCGGAGACAAAACTTTGGAAACTTTTAAAGAAAAATACCCCAGAAATTAGGTGGTCTAGAATAGAATCTTGGGCTGTTCCAGGCATACCAGATTTACTTGGTTACCACGATTCATGCGGATTTTTTACTGTTGAGCTTAAAGTTACAAACACTACAAAAGTTAAGTTTAGTCCACATCAAATTCTCTTTCACACAACACATACAAAACGTAATTTCATCTTGGTTGAACAAGCCCCTAAGGGCTCTCCTCGTTCCATAAAACTTTATGGGAGTACATCGATCCTCGGTCTCCTGACCGATGTCCGCGAGACGCCATGCTTGGCGCTTGATGACTGGGACCACATCAATCGCTTGATGCTTGACGCTCCGCTGGCTTGATGCTTGAAGCTTTGCTCGACGCTTGACGCTTAGGCTTGGTGCTTGACGCTTCATTGGCTTGAGGCTTAAGGCCCGGACCAGGTCGAACGCTATCTTTAGCCGTCGCTGTTGAATCGCTAATTGCCCGGTCCAGTTTATTACGTAGCTTTCGTAATTCTTTATAATACTTTGGGTGTCTCCACATATCAATGTAATTTCTTCTTGGCTTGATGCTCACGTTTTAACCAATCAAAAAATGCTTGACAATCATCTAAGTACCATTGTGGCAGCGTGCTGTGGTCCTCCAGGAACCATGGCAACAGGTCGCCGCGTTTAATTTTTCTAGTGCTTGCCATAACTAACCACCTTTACAGCAGGATCCCAACATTGTCGACAGTCGCCACACTTGCCGCCCTGCTTCGGAGCGGGACAGGTGGCGTCCTTCAATACTACCATCGAAGAGTTGGGCCAGGTTGTATTTTCTTGTCCAATCATTGGAGGGGAGAACCTTATAACAAGATTGTCAGGCTTGCTGTCCAGGTGGTCCTTTATCCACGCTTCACGTGTGGGCATCCAGTGCTTGGTGTCAGGTGTTAACCTGCAGACATCGTATATTTTATTTAAATGGTCCAGGTCCTGGACGTCGCCGGCGTCGTGCCATCTGAAATATTTCTGTCTTTTAATTTGTGTAACTATAGCAGCTGTCCAGAGCTCATTCTTCAGGCTGGCCAGTCTAACGTATTGCGCAGCCTTGATGGCTTTGTATCTTGTGTAGTTACCCTTCAGGGCATAACACATGCTGCAGACGCTGTTTTTAATTTTTCTTAATTTAGATCCTGTCTTACACTCCCATGCTGGCAGGCTGTAACTCAGGCCAGGCATTTTTGACGTTCGAGTCATGGACCCGGTTATTGCTGCTGCTTCTTTTACTTTCATATAATCCTTTCTGTTATACTGTTATATAATCCCATATGTGCCAGCTGTCAAGGGCTTAATGCTTAAAGCTTAAAATAATTCTAGTTTAGAATCATTCTAAACTGGCCCGACGCTTGACGCTTCTATCATATACAACTGTGAGTTTACTGATCAGGTAACTCAACCCACAGTTGTCCAACATCGTCGCTACCCTTGCAGGTCACAGCTAACGTCCAGTGAAATTGCCAGAGGCAAGATATGTACGCCTAGTTGGTCATCATTCTATAATTCCTGATCCCAGGTCCCTGAGCTGTCCGGAATTAGTACACCCTTCAGAGACCAGGGATCAGGACCGGGGGCTTATCTAGAATCCTCTCCAGTCAATAATCCTACCTACTTTTGCTGGTGTAGGTCCCATTAAGTTTTATAGTTTTGAATAGCGATAAAACTTCAAATGAGGCTATGGAAACTACTATATACTATATAATCCCATAAGTCAAGAACTATTTTTAAAATAAATTATTTTTTTTTACTTGACTTTAAAATAAGAATAGTGTATAATCCCATACATAATAAACAGAAAGGAATATATAATGATAACTGATAAACAATTCAAGATAACTTATTATGCAGAAAAACATCAAAAGCATATTACTAGATTAGGTAAATGGGTTGAGGGTTGCAGAATATATGAGGACAAGAAAGGAAAAACACATTTTACATATTGGGATATTGAAGCAGATAATTTTAGAAATGCGTCTTTATCTTGGTCTATAAGATATTAAAAAATAACACTTGACAAAGGGATTATAATAGTATATAATCCCATACATAACCAACAGAAAGGCAAAAATGGAAAACACAAAACAATACTTCATAATAGAAAAAGCAGAATGGAATTTTGATAAAAAACCAAGATTCTCAATTATGAAAGATAGAGCATATAACTTAAACGAAGCAACAAAAATGTTAATTGCTTATGAACAATTAAATGACCAAGAAGAAAAAACATATTTTCTTCAAGAGGTGGATTTACTATTGGGACAAGAGAAACCCTTAGTATTAAATAATGAAGTTGAAACTAAAGCAAATGGCAAAGAAATAAATATTTCGGAAGAAATGCCATTTTAAATATTGACAAGTGTGTGGGATTAATATATAATCCCACACATTAACAAGAAAGGAAACTATGCAAAAAATACGAATGAATACCGAATTTAGAAATAAGATTTTAAATCGGTATGTTGAACACGCAGAAAAAGAAACGACGCAAGAGCAACAAGCTTTTCTTCAAGCAAGAGAAAATATTGATTATGCTTATCCAAAAACTTTTGCACTTGCAAAACTTGTAGTAGAGAGAGCATATCCAAGTGATGATGTTGATACTTGCAAAGCTTTAAAGAGAAAGTATGGCGAACCCTTAGACGTTGTTGCAAAAGATAAATGTTTTTATTTTTCTTATGCAAAAGAAAACCTAGAAGAAGATGAAGATGAAAGGGACAGAAATGTATCTGAACATTTTGATTTTGGTTTATTTGGAAGTGTAAGTAATAACACTTATAGTGATGATACAGGAAAACAATTTGCTTATGCTTATAAAAGAGAAGAACTGAAAGCAAAAGATTGCAACCCAGATATACTTGCACAACAAAATGGGAAAGATGATAACCCACATAAAACTAAACACATTGACGCAAATAACAAGGCACTTGGATATAGTAATTATTCAAGTTATCATTCTGAAGATGATAACAATGTTGGAATGACAAGAGAGTTTGATAGTCAATTTTATTTAGACATTATTGGAACTTCACATTGTCGTTCAAGAACTATTGCTTGTACTAGAGAGGAATTTTTAGTTTTTAAAATGTTCAAACAAGCTAAATCAAATGTAATTACTTGCCACCAAAAATGGATTGATAGTATTGAAAAACAAAAACAAGCTATGAAAACAGGATTGAAAGCTTATAGATATTTAAGCGAGGGTGTTGAGTTGATGAAAGAACTTGGAGTAGAACTTGATGAAGCAGAACTTGTTAGATGTAATTCAACAGGATTAACAATTTATAATCCTGTCAATCTTGCTAGTATGATTAAAGGAATGAAAAATACTACAATAACAAGAGAACAAAAGATTGCATTGAGAAAGGAATACGAAGCAAAACAAAGTGTAAATTAACACTTGACAAATGTATGGGATTAGTATATAATCCCATACATAAACAACAGAAAGGATAATAAAATGTTATATGTGATACAATGGGTACTATTAGCAATATGTTCAGCAATGGGAATGGCTTTAATTCCAACAATGCCAACGACAGGATTTATTTTGTCGTTTGGTTGTTTTTTAGTTTTGGCTTTAAGCATAGCAAGGAGTTTTATTGACTAGTTTTGAATTTTATTGTTGCGTTGCTTTTTTTGGTTTAATTATTAGTTTGGGGATAACAATATGAAATATTGCCAAGGACCACTTTGCCATACTTACGATACACAGGACAGGAAACGAGGACCAAAAGGAAACAAAGTAAACCAAACTAGAAGAAGAAGTAAGTTTTTATTATTTAAGTGGCAACGCGTGTTCAATGCAATGTGAACGCGATTGGTTTGAGAAGTTTGGTGAGCAAGCTTTAAATTATTTTGGTAGAATAACTCAACCGATAGTATTGCAAGAGAACAACGCGTGGCGCAAAAGATATCGTTGGGGTAGATTTGGTGATCAGGGGGACAGGCATATTTTTTATAATATGGTAACTCACGAAGAAAGGAATATAACTGAGCAACAATTTAATGATAATAATTATGATTTAAACACTTGACAAAAGGATTATAATAGTATATAATCCCACACATAACAGAAAGGATATATGAATATAATATATAACAACAAGACATACACAATACCAAAACCATTTGACCAATGTTATTTTGGTAGCAATCCAACTAAAGAGATGACAATCTTTAATAGATTCAGTGATGAAACATTCCAACAATCAGCAAAGTTACCAGCGTTTGCAGTAGCTATCTATGACACAATCATAGGTTGTGAGGCGACTGAGGACTACGACACAATGCAAAAGGGATTGGATTGGTTTAGTAGGAACTTCACAAAAGAATATATGGCATTACTAGATTAACTTTCTGTTAATTAGTCTGCGCAGTTTAGATACATTCTAAACTGCGCGATTCAACCCCAATATGTATGCATTAAATGCATCAACTACAGGTTGTGCGCCGGAGCGCGAGGGGTCCCAGCAGGATCGGGACCGACTTCTAAAAACATAACCCCCCTCACCCCTTTTTTTAAATAGGGGTCCCAATAATTTTACCTTTAGGCCTTGATTTAGAGATAAACAGGCTGTAAAATCGTTTTAAGGAGAGAAACAGAAGCCTCAAAATTCTGCGCAAAAATTATATGAAAAGAAAAAAGAATACCTACTATTCAAAAGTAGTTTTAAAAGAAAGCCCTTACAAAAAAAAGCAAAGACAGCTAAATAACTATGAAAGACTCTCAGATGAGAGAAATTACATGCGAGCTAGATATAATTCTATGTATAATAAACATAATTCTAAAAAAACAGCTAAAAGTTTAAAATGGGGAGAGGTGCCAGTTTCTTACAACTGCTATATTAGTTGGGAAGAGTTTTGGAATGCTTGGGAAGTACATAAAAGAAAACATAAAGGTATGTATTGTGCCATCACCGGAGAAAAAATGACTCATATTGGATCTAATCATCCCGATGATGAAAAATATTCTCGTAACTGGAACAATATAAGTGCGGATCGGTTAGATCCTCTTAAACCCTACACAGTTCAAAATATAATTTTTGTAACTTGGAAAATAAACAAACAAAAAAATGATTTTCCTCTTCAGTCTATGCAAAAACTTCTCGACATTTATGAATCTAGATTTGTTAAACTTGAAGCTATTAATTAAACATGGCCTATTTAAATGCAAACATACCTACAACGTATGCACAAATAAGAAAAGAATATTTATATGATCTTAAAAAACATCATGGAGAAGTTGAAGACTGCATTATCTTCGGTCTTACTAGTCTTGGGGGCCGTGCTATATTATTTCACGCTCTTATGGCTAACGGTGCAATATTTTATCGCTTACCAATTAGCGCGTTTATTCAAACGGGATTTAGACCCGAGAGTGTGCCCACAAGACGACTTGATGAATTGGAGCTTTGGAATTGTTTTTCTTACTATCCTACTGTCACTCATTGGTCTATTCTAAGCGCAGCTTCAGGATATTATTTTGGTAAAGATAAAAAGAAACATCACGGTCGTTATTTATTTACTGTAGATTGGGGACATCCTGATGTTAACATGTTAGATACAGATCATTCCGAAATACCACAAGAACACAAATGTGCTCACATCATTGCTCTTAATGATGGTAACTTTGCAGCACAACCAAACAATAGATGTATTTGGGATTTACCTTCGTTTACTGTTAAAAATAATATTCCAGATTGGAAAGTACAAACTAACCAATGGAATGTAGAAGACAGTGGTAAATGGAAAACTCAAGACACAGATAATTTTTTCTATGAGATAGAAGAAAAAAAATGAACCAAGATATTATAGACAAGTTACCACCAGACGTACAA